ATAATATTTTATGGCTTTATTCTGGTCTTCAGTGCTAAGCGCCGCAAAAGCAAGAGGCTGGCCGATTAGCGCATTGCCTGCGATCATCGCAAGATTGATGTTGTTATCGAAAAGATTCTGAAGTCTTAACCGAGCGCTGGCATCTTCAACCGGAGTAGATGCAAAGACGTACTGATCAAAATCGTGACTCATACCCATTGCAAGCGGGTTAGTGTTAGCCTGATTTGTCAAATCTTGCTCTAAAACATCTCCAGCAATGTTAGTTTGATTATTCTGAGATGTAAGAGAGCGATAATTTACTATTGTTTGCGCCGGGCCGATGATTCCCTGAATTTCATCTGCGCCAGTCCAGTCTGCAAGCATTAAAACATCGTCGTCTGTTAGGGTCGGATCCCCCCGGCCAAACCGCGCCAAAAGGTTTTCTGCCCCGGTAAAATCGCCGTTTTCTCTTAACTCAAGAATTTTCGCAGCAAGGAGTTGCGCCTGCACGTCATAGAGTAGCGGCTTTAAAGCATCTTCGGCACCCTGAGATGTTTCATACTGATTAAACGGATCCTCCGAAATAAAGTTTATAAGATCACTAACTGCGATTAGTATTTCCTCGTTCGAGGCACCCGCTTCAATGCTTGAAGAAATCGCGTCAAGCAGACGATTTTTTGTGCCATTATATGCTTCTGTTGCCGCTGCTTCTGCCTGTTTTTCTCGCTCTGAAGCAATTGAGTTAACTTTGGTATTTATAATTTTGGCAACATCCAGTTGGAACTGACTAGCCTCCGTCTCCGTCCATTCCCCACTGTCCATAAATTGGCTAATCATTTGGTCCTTATAGTCATGCATCAACTGCTCATAAAGGTCCAAATCCCCGTCTACATCGATGGCCTTCTCAATTGAGAAGCGTTCAGCGGCTTCAACTGTCATGTCGTAAAACATCTGAGCTTCAGCCGCCGCGCGCTTTATACCTGCTTGATATTGTTCTTCACGGAGCTTGCCGGTTTGCGAAAGGCGCATTGTTCTTAGCGCGATTTCGGCATCGTCCTGTATGCTTTCAGGAAGCCCTGAAACAATGGCCTCTGAATGGTTTGCCATAAATTTATCAAATTTTTCGAGGCCCTCTTCGCCCTGCTCACGCCAATAATAAAATTCCTCCACCCAGCGCTCGTCGGTTTCTAAAAGTTTATTTTCAAGCAAAGTCTGATTTTCTTTACTTTTCTTAGTAACCTGATCTGAAAGATAACGAGCGCGAATCCTGTCAAGAGAACGCGCGGTATCCTTCAGGCCTTCAGCTTTAGCAAGAAGGCTTGTTGGCTGGACAACATTAATAGGGCCAATGCTGGCGACTGATTTTGTACCGAGAAGAGTCGCCATTAGTCCAGATCCTTTAGCTCTTTAAGGTCCATGCCACCACCAATTAAGGTGCCGCCAGCGTTGATTATCGATGAAGTAAAAGCTTGTTGCCCAGCTTTTGCCACTTGGTTTGCTGTGCCCTGAAGTTGGTTTACCCTGCTTCTTCCGCCAAGCCTAATAAGCGCTTGGTCCCTCAAAAAAACATCCTTTCCCTTTTTTTGAATAGCTTGAAAGCTTCGGCTTTGGATGGGCAAAACGCCGTTACCAGCAGCAATGGCAATATTTGCACGCCGCACTCGCTCATGCTCTTCAAGAAGCTTGAGGCCTTCATTTGCAGCTTGCAGCTTTGCCATCTGAGCCTGCTCTCGTATCTGCTCAGCTTCAAACTTTGATGCTTCTTTTTGTGCTTGCCCAGCAGAAACCGTAGAAACGGCAGAAGCAGCGGCAGAGGCAATTATAAGTAATTCTGGTCCCATTAATAAACAAGCTCCAGAGCTAAGGCTAGAATACGAAGACTCAAGGGGTCGGTTTGGGTAATAGTTACTGTAGGGTTTCTGGAATAACCACGAAAATAAAAGTCTTTTGAATCAGTAACTGCTGTCGGGGGCTCGCTTAAATCATCAGTGACTTGGCGGACAATCATTTCCTGGCCCTCAACCGCGACCGAAAGTGAAGTATCTAAAACGAGACTGGCCCTAAGAATGCGGCGCACATCAGCAGTTTTAGGTCCTGATCGAGTCGCTGCATCGGCCGGCATCGTCGTTAATGTAGGAGTATAATTAAACCCGGCTTTAAGACTGGTAACGCCTGTTTCAGTAATTGTTACGGCCCCGGCACCGCTAACGGTGTGAGCGCCCAAAGAAACACCATTAGCAATTAGATAAACGCTTTCTCCAGCAAGGTGCGAAAGACCGGTAAAGGTCGCCCCGGATCCTGAAATGGTCTTTTGAGAATCTAACGTAACAGAGTCGTCGTCACTAAATTTTTCTAAATAATAAACAGTCGACCCATTAATCGAGCGCTTTACTGCGGCAAATAGTTCGGAGCCGACGGCCTGCACTGAAACAAATTCATCGTCAGTTCGAGTGCTCCAAAGAGTCCAGCCGGCAATATCTTGCCCTCGGGCCGTGTGAAAAACGGCGATTGTCCCATCTGTATTTAAGAAAAAGGCGTTCTGTTCAGGGCGCGTGTCGTTGCCTCGCTGACTGGACGCTTCAACGGGAGAGTTGAGCAAATGCGGGCTCATAATTGAAATGGCTTCAGCAGTGTAAGCCTGCGCCACGTCCTCATAAAGAAACTCGCGAACTGCGTTCCCTGTTGATTGCAGGAAAAGCGTTGCCCCATCCAAATCTTGAGGCGCAACACGCTTTGCGCCATAACGTGTCTGCCTTCGAAATGACATATTTCCAGGCGTAAGCGCTGCGTTAGAAGTCAGCGGCGGATAAAACTCGCCAATATCTGTAAATACCTGAAGATGGCGACTTGAGACAATGTATCTAATCTCATTAATGCCATCGGAGCCAATTGCGTATTGAATGCTCTCGTCATCAGATCCAGTGCCTACATCAAATTTTTGAAACGCCGTTGAATTTGATGCCGCAATAAAAGAAGGATAGCCAATTGAGCCGGCCAACCAAAGCCGCTGCTCATGCAGCTCTACGCAACCAGGGTATCCTTGGGCAGCAGAGAAAACGCCCTCGTCCCAATCTGCGGTAGCTCCAGTGCCGGCAAGAGTTTCATTTACCGTCGCATTAACAACCGTGCTATTTGTATACCCGGTAACCGTGCAGGTTTTCCCACCGACCCGGACATGAGCACCAACATGATCCGAAACCCAGTGAGCTGCGCTAAGGGTTAAGGTAATAGACCCCGTTGTCCCTGAAGGGGTAATTGTTGTCGCTTCGTCGGCAAATTTAAAATAAGGCTCATAAATTGGATAGCCAGAGCTATGCGTTTCAAAGGCAAACGCAGAGCGTGTAAATGTTGTTGCACCAGTCCTAACAATTTTTTGGATTGGCATGCCTTGGTGCACCAAAAACATGGTGTCCCCATACTGGGCATAATCCAATCCAGGAAGCTGGGCCGTTGTCCATGGGCAGCTAGTAATATTAGCAATTGCAGTCCCGGCCATATTATAGACATCTAGCCGCGTATTACTAAACGCAAATAAATAGCGTTCGTCTTGAGAAAAGGTAAACGGGACTAAGCGAGCAGTGCCAGGAAGCGTAGCTTTATATTCTGTACCGGGGCGACGCATAAGACCGCCCTGATCCAAAAGAAGCCAGTTACGACATACAGAAGCTCCATTAAAATAGCTATCCAGGTCAACTCGCCCCGCCATAAAGGGGTCAAGCTCACCTCGGACAAAAGAAGTTTGAACAACTCTAATTCTAGCCATTAGTACCTCTGTGCGAGGAAGCGGCTTGTCGTCATCTTTTTAGAGGTTCTTTGCTGTGCGTCCTGAACCTGGGCCATTTTAAGTGCATTTTCAGCGCGAGTTTGCATCAACACAGCGAGGTCATTATCGGCCCTTACCGCCGGCGCAAAAAAAGCAGCAAGTTGAAGTTCTACGGCAGTTTTAAAAGCCGGGAGCCAGAGACTTTCCGCCGGACGAAACGTGTAGTCTGCAACTAGTGTGTTTGTATCTGCATAGTCGCAATAAATCTGAGTGCCATACAAATCGTATTTGATGCGAATGTCATTACACGTCACTGCATGAAGCTGAAGAAGTGTGGAGACAGGCAACTGCCACGCATCAGAAAAGCGCCCAGTAGGGGCGGTGGAGACGTGATTTAGTTCAATTTGATCTGTAGCAAAGGTCCACCGCGATGAGCAGAGCATCGTATCAACGGTGTCTTCATAAAGGCTTTCGGCAATTTCAGCTTCGATTGTCCCGTCAGAAAAGGAGGTTATTGCTCCTCCACCAATCATTGCCATTGCTGCCGAGGCAACGCCTGCGTCTGTATCGTTTACAGCCAAGGTAACCTCCTAAATGGATGGGGCGACCAGCCAGTGCTTAAAGCAAGACCAGCCGCCCCACAACCCAATTACGGCGGACGAAACCGCAGTTAGGTGCCGTTAATCGTCGTTACCCCTGCGGAAGTGCAGGTCGCAACAACAATAACATCCATAGTACGAGTGCCACCAGTCGCACCAACAACAAGAATTACGTCATTGACACGAAGACGATCAAAAACATTAAGAAAGTAGTCCGCGCCAATAACCGTCGCGATTGCGTCGGTTGAATGGTAGAAGTGAATTCCGTTTGCACCGGCGTTAGCCGCCTTAAACAGATTTGTTGCATCAAGAGCCATGTTCCGTTCTCCTTATTCGTCGCAGAGGACTTCAACGACGGATTCGTCGTCAATCATGACCGCACCCTGACTCATGCAGCTCATAATGAGATGCGAGACCTTTTCGGGGATATAGTCAATCTGAGTATTGATGTCCTTGCCAGAGGCAAAGCCAACGCCCGAGGAGTGGTAAACAAAACACTTGCGATCTGAAGAACCATCAACGGGCAGACCCGAGAACGGGAACCAGTTAATGCCAAGCCAGGTCTTACCAACAAGGCCTCGCGCAAGCGGAACGTCGCTACCAACATAATCGGAGCTAGAAAACTCCGTAATGTCCAACAGCTCAGTCCACTGCTTGATTCCGACCACGCCGTAGCGACGGCCATCATCCGGGACATCGTTGTTGCCAAGGGTTTCAAAGGCCGAAAAAGCCTTTGCCTTAGTCATACCAGAAGCCGCAAGAGCAACCGTATTGCTGGTTGTATCCAGGACCGTGGTAATCAGCTCGTCAGTCTTGCGGCCCAAAGCCCACGCACCGGAAAGAGCCAAAACCTGGCGCTCATCGATGTTGGTCTTAAGTTCGTCAAGGACATCGCTGTAGTCTGATGCAAAATAGTCCGCCAGAGTGCATTCCACATTGGAGTGCGTGACGTTCATGATTGCAACTTCAGCATGACGAGATTTAGTTGTTGCAGTGCCTTCGCCAGCCTTCTGGAAGGTCGTGGACTTGGCGTTTGTGACCATCTTGTTACGGACAGTCGAGCGGAGCTTAGTACCCTGGCGTTGATACGCCATATGAACTTCGCTCTCAAACTGCTTAATAAAAGCAGTTGATACATCTAGAGCCATTTTAATGCGCCTTTCTCGTTGAGAATTACCGTTTCCGGTTCTCCGCATTACGAGAAAGGAGTTATTCCAAACGGAGCTTCTTCTCGATAGTCGGGCCGTTAAGTTCTTTCATACCCAACAAACTTAACGACCACGACGCACAATTATAGTTAGATTACACGGGCTTATGTCCGTAAAGCTTCTCAAATCCAGCTTCAACGCGCTTTACATAAGAAGGATCGCGCCTCATTGGATCATTATAGCGAGGGTCGTCCATCATGGAATTAAGCTCTTCTTGAGACACCTGCTCTGAGGTAATTGTACCAGTCAATGCATCCGGTGGACCGGAAGCGTTTTGGCTCATTTCCATAAGCTTTTCTAGGGCTGTAACGCCATCGGCGGTTGTTGCAATAGACTGAACAGCATTAAGCTCCCCGGCCTGAAATGTGCGGGCGGCCCAGCGACCAATTGCTGCGGCGCGGACCTTTCCAGTATCGCCTAGCTTTGCCATTTCTGCCTGAGGATCAGGCTGCGCCTTAATTGACGCATCAACATAACGAGTTAAAGCTTCGTTAAATTGTTTTGGGGATAACCCAAATTCATGGGCCTGCTCCTGCCAAAACCCGATAAGCGGGTCATTATCACCAATTGTGATGCCCATCTCAATATAATCGCTAGGTAGATCTACCTGATAATCTGTCGGATTTTCAGGGCGGGCAGACAGCCGTTCTTTATCAAGCTCCGAAGAGATCTTTGCTCGCATCTCTTCGTCGCGGGAGCGAAAATTGCGCTCTAGCTCTCCATAGCTTTTAAAAACCTGTTCTTCACGAATTTTTCCGCTTTCTGGGTCCCAAAATTTTTCGGGAACATACTCAGGGCGTGAGGGCACCGCCGGGGCTTCCGCATCGCCCGTCGCATCTGCCGGCACATCCTCGGCAACATCCGCAGCGGCTGCCGCGCCACCAGAGGCGGGCTCCCC